AGGATCATATAGGTTACCAATCTGAGTGTTGTTTCCTGTTGCTGGATCTACGACAGGGATGTCTACCAAAGCTAATCCTTGCCCATTGGCATCTATAGAATCGAAGAGCACCTCGAATTGGAGTATGCCAGCAGCTTGGTTAGATTGGCCTGGAACAAGGCTAGATTGAGCGGTATTAACAACGCCACTGAATTGGGTATTTATACCATCGCCGGTAGCACCTGTGGCAGCAATACTATTAGTTTTCGGATAGATACCAAAGAACTGCTCACGCGACTGGGTGAAGAATGAGTTATAACCTGCCATGTACACAGGTGCATGAATGGTAAGAAATTTGTTCTGGAAGTTATATAGCGGGTTGTTTATGGCCCCTGCAAATGATACTTCATCAGTTGGATAGCGATCTTGTCCTGGATTAGTGTAGAACGTAAAAGTCGTACGGTTATTGAACATCCGTAGATGTTCTGGAAAGTCGTACACCACAAAGGTATTGATGTAGTTCTGAAGATCGGGAGTCGTGAGTTGTGCTTCCGACGGACTGCGTGTAATGCGACGGACTTTCGTCTGTATTGCTTGTAAGGTTGCATCAGGTGCTGGCATAGGCTCTCCTTTTATGATGGATTGAGTGCGTTAACCACCGCAGCGGTTAAAATGTCGTTATCTTCCCCAATCGGAACTACTTGCGAATCATTATACGGCGGGGGAAACACGGAAGGTACTGTGAATGCATCAAAAAGTGTCGTATTTAAATCCATCACAAAAGTAGTAGGTGTCGGAACTGCAATAATACTGCCAGTCTGCTGGTTTGCCTGAAGCATTCCTCCAGTAGGAGCAATATCTAGGCGCACTATGGTTCCCACAATATAGCCATGAGGAACAGTTGTAGTAACTGTGCATTGGGGTGCCTGAGTGATTCCCGCTATGACACGCATAGCGGGTTTGTAGACAGGATTGGTAAACGAGAACGAAGGAACGTAAGAAGGCATGTTACACTCCTACTAATGCCGGTCTTTCTACGGTTGCTAGTGGTTCACCTTCTTGAGACAGATCATCGATGTCGACGAACTCTAAGCTTTGGAACCCAAACCGACGGTGTTTTATACCTATGACGGCAATTGAACGACCATATTCATCAGTGGCGTGCTTATGCTCTGGGTACCAGCCATTTTTGTTGAGGTGCTTGGCTACCCCGAGAGGAATGGAATACACTTTGCCATCTTCAAAATCATAACGCTCAGTGGTATCGCCTTTATAAATAGGACCATATACAAAAGAGAATGTTCCCCCGGGAACCTCATAGTATTTGAATATTCCTCTGACTTTTTCTTTATCTTTGTCTCGCAAGTATTGATAGTTTGCTCTTGTTTTTTTTTCTGCTGGCTTGGCAGTTGATTCTTTTTCAGTTGTCATAGCACTTCCTTAATAAGAGTGGTATAGTACGTACCGTTTCATAGATACAGAAGGTAGGAGAGCCGTTTGTAGCAGACACGACTCTCCTGCCTTCTTTTAGTTACAGTCCACCGTACGTAGATTTACCAGCACGCCAGTACATCGTATCGCCAGTTGCAACGTTTGCTGAAGACCAAGAAATTCCACCAGCAGGTCCTATGATTGGTGTAGTTAACGCCCTACCATTACCGCCAGCACCGAGAACCATTCCCAAGAATCCTGTATTGACTGTAGAGTCAGCCAAGATACCTGTATTGGTATTGAAGATCTGAACTCCACCAATAGAAGGAGTTTGGGCAGCAGTCGAAGAAAGCGCTGTCGCAGTATCTTCGCCTACTGGAGTTACTTCTGGGAATGAGCTTGGTTGTTGTGCAATTGTTGGCCATGTGAACGCAGTGAATCCAGTCGTATTGATGTTGATCGTAAAGTTATAATCATCAACAACACTCAAGATTATTGCAGGCTGATAATTGTTCTGAGTTGTACCATTGAGTTGTACCATTCCAGAAACAGCAGGTATGTTGAAGCGTACTTCTTGACCGACGGTTAACCCGTGAGCGACGGAAGTAGACACTTGAGCATTCGCTGCTTGTGTAATGTTTACCACATAACGTGAGCGTGGATAGAAGAGTGGATTAACGTTAATCACTCTGTAGAATCCAGCACCACCAATAGCGCCTGGTGCAGTTGCCAATGGATTAGTTGCAGTAAGTAATGTGAATTGCGTTGAGCTGGTTACTGTTCCAACAACCATATCAATGCCATTGACATCAGTTTGAGCAGTTCTGCTTAAGCGAACAACTGATCCCACTACAACTGACGCATCAGCTGTATGAGTGACCACAGGTCGTGTCGCGTTAGTTACTGCACTTATTGCCACAGCAGCTCCTACAAGAGGCAATGCAGAGCTATCTTGTCCTGATGGATCATACAGAGTGAATCCGCCAGATACAAAAGTATCGCTCGATATTACTTCAGTTGCAGCAGCATGATATTTGGCAAGTCCTGTACCAACTGCCATTCCGCGTTGCCAGTAGAACTCCACTCCTTCGCTACCATTGGCAGTACCATTGAAGTAAGCACCAGCGGCGCTTCCAACAGTACCGAATTGGGTATAGTTGTACACATACACCCAGTCAGCGCCAGAAGGTATTTGGATAATTGCAGGCACTGCATTGCTATATGATGCAACGCCTGGATTTGGGTTTGACAACCCTGAAGATGAAGCGACAAAAGTACCTTGTCCTATAATAGTTCCGTCCATGTTCTCTCCTTAAACTGCTAAAGTAGCGCGAAGGTTGATGACCCAAAGGTCATTTGTGATACGCGGGACTTCAGCGAATTTGTAGCCTACTGAGGCGTTAAGAGCCAATGGACCATCATATATAGGTGGTCTATAGATAAAGCTTGCGCTGTATCCATCTTGCTCTACGCATGCATAGGCTTCCATACCAACACAGAAGATGTTGTATACGGTGTTACCTAATGAAGATGCATTAGCTACTTGTGAACCGATTGATGAAATAAGGAAACGAAGGTTTCCAACTGCACCCCATTCACTTCTCAACGCGTTCATTGGAGCTGGGTACTGGTTCTTTTGTGTGAATCCAGCAATGTTCTCCAAGTTTCCGGTTAAGTTAGTGCTGCAAAGTGCGAAGTACGCATCACGTACTGGCGCTGTACCGAACTTATCTTCACCTTCGATGTTGTCCATGATCGTGTATGCGTTGTTGTTCAACAATGCACGCACTACAGTGTCAACATCTGAGCGAGTAATTTCAGTCGGGACGTCCATTCTGTTACTTTATGACCTATTGCTAGGCGGAGGCTTTCTCTACTTACCTCTCATGATCTTATCGACCATGCTCAGAGCACCGCATCTCTAATTCTGTTAATTATTTTCCTAACAAAACTAGAGTCTTCTCGCTTGCTACGTTCAGGCTGAATTTCACTTTGCAGTTTGGTCATGTGCGATTGCAGGATTACTTTCAATTCTTCAGTTTGTCTTCTAACTTCTTCACAGCGACGATCATGACAACCTTCGCAACTGCATTCTTTATCATAACCACTACAAATTTCCATTCTTGCCCCTTGTTGTCGGTTAGCTAATTGCCACTTCGAGTTTCAAGTCTATCAGAGAAGATTTAACGACGGCAATGTCCAATCTACCGTCCACACCACCAACACAGTTAATGAAGGAAGCTGTCGCAGCCAACATATCGCGTGTTAGCTGATCTTCTGTTTGACGAAGTGACACGCCGAGACGTGCTGCACATTCGTTCAAAACAGGATCTTGGTTTTGCAATGTAACTTGTTCATTCAATTGAACATATGTTCCGTAAAACGAAATCTTAGCATCAATCGATTCTGTTACTTTTGTGACCTATTACTAGGCGGGGAACTTCTTCGAGATTCCCTCACGAGGTTTCCTCTCGTGTTCAGACTGTCGCATACCCTTTTTCAGTAATGGAGTCACTGAAAAAAAGTCCTTCTCACTCAGTCGTTCAGGCTGACATGCTCTATGTGCATTATTATTTAGGGCTATACGTAGAGACCCATGGGTTGAATATTGCTTTCCCGATTCGTATAAATATTTCATTATCCGAGATTGTATTAATCGAACTGAAGTCAAATTCATTGGTTGTTTATTGCCTTCCATATCTAGAAAACAACAATTCTCTCCGCATGAGGTGGTATTATTATTATAAAACCTGCTAAAAATTCTATGCACATCAAACATTGCCTTGCCCCTTGTCACCGTTAACTTAATAGTGCGGCTTCCAAGTCTATCAGAGAAGATTTAACGTGGACATTGAGTTTATCCACTGCCGTTAGATTCTGCGCAGGGGGAGTGACACCACTATTTCCAAGTGGAACCATTGCTGTATTGAGCGCATTGTACCTACGCATACGTAAAGTTGTACCACCATTGCGTGGCATGTTCTTGCGCATCGCAGGGATCTTGTGGATCATGTTGGGCACTGGCACGGCCAGTAATTTGTAACTAAAACTTTGCTGGACTGGCGCCGGCAAAGTTGAAGTTGTAGTTATAGCCATAATTGGCTCCTAAGTTATAGGATATCATTAAGATCTTTTGTGGATCATGTAATGTATGTTATACTTAAGTTTGACGAGAACTTTGTACGTCTGGGGTGGCGAGTCCCGTACGCCGACTCCGTTTTAACCTTTGGCCGAAGGCTTGGACGGAAAGTTTGGAGATGCGAGCTCCGAGTACGCAGCAAAATAAATTTACCTGAGGGAATTGTGGAAACAAAACAATTTGGAAAATGGACTGTCATAAAACAAGTGGAAACGGGAAAACCTGGAAAATGGTACGAATGCATATGCGATTGTGGGAACATACGCATAAAAGCCGGAACAGAATTAAGAGCTGGAAAAGGTAAACAATGTCGGGATTGCCAATATGACGAACTTTATAATCCAG